TACATTTCGATCATCTTGAAGTTGGTGAACCGCGAATACTGCGACTCTCCAAACAGATCGTCCCTCGTCACCATCTGACGGGGAATGTAGTACATCTCTTGCCCATAGATCTTGATTGCCTCTACCGTGAGGTCTTCTACAAGATTCTGTTCGGGCTGATATGTCTTTGTGTTGACACGGATGTACGGATTGAGTGCCATTCTTATTCCTTATCCCATGATGAAATCGACGGGCAATTCGCCCTTCAGGATGATTTCTTTCTCAATGTCTTCTTTTTGCTGCCATGAGTCTTTCATCATGGACTGACCATCAAGAGTGATGTCACCAGGCAACTTGATGCCGTTGTACTTAGAGAGGTTGACTCCCCATTGCCAACGAACCAATGCAACCAAGTACTTCTTCAGCAAGCGGTCGTTGTATACTTCGGGATACACGCGAGGATCAAGAATGCGATAGGCTTCGATGATCAGGTACATTCCCGCATTCAACTGCCGTCTGTCGCTGTCCAAGTACAATTTGTTTGCCACGCGATTGAAGCGAATGCTCTTATCGGGCGACAGGAACTGACGAAGCAACTGTAAGTATTGCTGCGTCATGTCATACTGCACCAAGTCAATGGTGCCGAAGGTATAAAGATCGTTTAGTGCGTACTGATACCGCACATCAAACATGCCCACCGACTGTTGGGTGAACGGGAAGATGCGGGTGACGCTGACGATCAGGTTCTGCAAAAGCACATTCTCGGGACATTCGGGGTCTTGGCTAGTCTGAATAGCCTCGTTATCCTCAAAGCCCGACCCATCAGCCGTCTCCGACTGAACATTGTCCGCTGTAAAGGAAATATACCCGTTGTCGATGTCTGTTTGGGACAACTTGTACTTCAGGTAGACCTTTTCAACCCCATCAAAGTGATATTCGGAGAAAAATTGGAGAGCATCGTTGAGACGATCCTCCAACTGTTCATCCGCGATGTTGATTTCAACTACGGGGTGACCGTTTGCGCGTAGTGCGTAATCTCTTAGTTCCGCTCTCGTTGAGATCAGTCCGCTGCTGCAACTCGACATTTGGCGTTTCCTCCACAGGATATTTAGCCTTTATGTCGGGTTCGGGCATGGACTCTTTCTTGGCTGCTTCCACATCAGCCGCCACCTCTTGATTCTCCTTGGTGACTTCGACAAGCAGTCTGAAGAAATCGTCTATGCGGGAAAGGTATCTCTCCCCATCTTCCCATAGCCCAATCACAGTCCAAGACTTGCTCTTGGTTCTATAGTGTCTGCGCTTTCCATCGTAAAACATCACAATCAGATCGTTTGGGTGCTGATAGGCGGGTTCCAAACGCTTGAACAGTTCAAGAGGAACCTTGAGACCGTTCAGATAGATGTTGCCTTTGTCGTGCTTGAACATCGATTAGAACGGAAGTTGTTCCGCATCTCCCTTGATTACTTCATGGATTGTGGCTGTATCGACCATCGCACTCAAATCCGTCCGACTGACTGTCATGACGATCTTGGAGTTGATTCCCTGAACGCGACCCGTACCAATGAAGCGGGATGTTTGGACTCCTGTCACGAAGTCGGTGCCCGTCTTACCCTTTGAAAGTCCTGTGGTGGAAAGCAAGTCGGGGCTTGAAACATTCGAATTGATTGCAAGTACCGCAAACTTGTTTTCCTCCGTTCCCTGCCCAATTCCCGTTGTCATTCCAGCCTTGCTAGCACCCACATCCGAAAGAATGCGGACGAAATCCTTGATTCTCACATTTGCATTGATTGCAAGGATACCAGGCCCGATGATATCGGCATCACCAACAACAATATTTCCGTTCAACACCGTAGTTGGGGCACGGTTGCCCTTAATGTGTGTCTTGCCGATCTTATCCAAATCACGGGTGATGTTGATCGTACCGCTATTATCGCTGATCACAGGGAACGAATTGCGAGAGAAGATTGCACCCGCTGCCTCTGCATTAGACCCGCTATCGGCAGCAAGACCATAGTAAGAATCCGACACCGTACAATGCTTCAGAACGATGGTTCCACCATTCGTGGCATGCGCGGCAACTGGATATTTTAGGAACATGGAGTCCCTAGCCTTGATGGTTCCACCATCAGTCTGCAATCCGATTGCGTTGCTATATGCCCCACCCGTAATAAATGCTGCCAAGGAAGCATCGGTCATCGCTGCTGTGGTGGAGTGATTGATGAACGCAATGCCATCACCATCTGTTCCACCAACTGCCCAATCACCGATATATGTCCGCGTGTTTCTTCCTGAGAACACAGCACCGTTTGCTGATGTTGTATGGACGGTTACTCCGTAGACATCCACGGAATTGATGTAGTTGGTAAATGTCTGATTCAGCAGATTGCCGAATGTCATCGAACCCTCGTTCTTGACATGCAGCGTGAAATACTGTCCGCTGATACCAACTACTTCGTGTCCACCGACGATCATGTTCATCAGACCGCCTGTGCCGCTTGTGGCTCCGTCGAATCCTGAAGAGATGCCGTTGGAATTTGTCATACCACCGACAAGGGCTAGTGGTGGAAGGAAGCGAACTGCACTTCCCGTTGCCGCAATCATGCTCTGCGCGGTTCCGATGTTTACTTGAAGAGCAAACCTTGTTGTATCTGTTGCTCCTAGTGCGGTGTAAAGCGGAAGGAATGTGATTCCCCTGACCGTCTGTGTAACAAGGCTTCCCTGTTCCGCACGGATGTATAGATCGCGGTCAATATAGTTGAACCATGGCTGATTCAATGTGTACACACCGCGAGTCAAGATGATATCGAACGGTGTTGCAAATGCCGAAGCAGAATCATTGATGACCGAAAGGTTGTATACCGTGGATCGATTGATCTTGACATTTGGATTCGTAGAAACGGTAAGGGGTCTGGTGAATCTTCCATATGTAAAAGTACTTTCATTTACAGAATCGGTTGGATCTCTGTAATAGAAAGGTGCCTCTGTTGTCGGTGCAATGTTGCTTGCAGCGAATACCGACATCGCATAAGAGAAGTCTGTTGGATACAGCGGATCCATCGACAGATTCTGCGACAAGAAAGTTTTCGCGGGATTGCCGACGATGCCGTTTTTGTACACAGATTCAGGTGCCAACCAAATAGATTTTGGCAGATCATTGCCTACAAATTGACATTGGCAATCTGCACCTTGCTCGCCTCGCGGGCCTTGCTCGCCTCGCGGGCCTTGCTCGCCTTGCTCGCCTTGCTCGCCATTTGTACCATTTGTACCATTAGTACCATTTGTACCCGCAGTTCCTTGAGGCCCCTGAGGGCCCGTTGCACCAGTTGCGCCCTGAGGGCCAGGAGGGCCAATTTCAATCCCAGGTCCTTGGAATTGACGATGTCGAATGATCCAGTTGGTAGCCACATATGGCGGCATCAAAGAGATTGGCTCATTGTCTGCCGTGAATCCCGCTTCATACGAAGTGGTTTGAGTGACATCTACTGTTCTTTGTGCAGCAGCGATTGCCGAGCGATTTGTTGCACCTGAAGAGGATGACTCTGTCGTATACAGATAGTTTCCGTGATCGGGAATCTCGTTCGATGCAAGTAGGTGTGTGTCATCGCCGCCGATTTCGCCACGCTTCAATTCGGTCAGACCTGATGAATATCCAACGCCGAATGCAGTTCTAGCCCGCATATCGGGAATGAAGAACCGCTCCGATGTTGCACCAGTTGCTTCTCCCGCCGTGAGCGACTGAATTGTCACCAAAGAACTTGCAACTGCTCCGCTAAAATTAACGGGGGTGCAGCCAGGGTAATTTCTTGCATATTGGAAGCGAACTTCGGTTGTGTTTGCCGCAGTCAGCGTTCCGATTGCAAAGTCATTGGTTCCACCCCAACCAATCTTGTACTCAAGATATGTGTCGTTGTCATATGCATCAACCAATCCATGTGCAGTTGTACCCGAGTAATCTTCATGTCCCTCCGTTGAGAAAGAAATGATGACATCCCGAGCCGTGTTGCCCATCGGGCCTGTTGTGCTTGAGACGAGACCCGTTACCTTGTACTTGTCCCCGATGATCTCATACAGATGACTATAGACTTCGCCATCCATGGGATTCTCTCCGACCTTGCGGACGGCAGCACCATCACAGATTCTCCATGTGGAGGGTACTGTTTGGAAACTTCCTGCCCATGGAATCATCGATCCAACGGGAGAATACAAGGATGCACTTGATGTCTGTGGAAGCGCATTGATCACGAACCCCTTGTCGGTGTCCGTAGCAACGATCATTCCCTGAATGTATGACGCACCATCGAAAGGACGAATCGGAGTCAGATACCCCGCGTTCGTAGGTGACAGATAGTATACATTTCCTGCGGTGAGGCTTGTAGCACCGTCATCAATGTCCAAGGCGGCTCCTTCGAAATCGATTTCGCCTTGGTAGACTACTGTGATCGATTCCGTCGAAGCCGCCTCGACAACACCCACCGTCTGAGATGTCTCCAAATCATCGGCAAGACCTAGAGCGAATCCCGTAACGCCGCCCGTATAGACTACGACATTACCCGCTGCGAAACCGTGCCCCGAGGGGACATTCCAAGTATTGAGGATTCTGCGGCCATCACTACCGCCGCCGCCGCCGATGATTGGGATTGCACTATATGCCATTAGTGGAGTTCCTACCTTTAATAGTCAGACTGCCACTATTTAGCGACAATCTTTACCCCTGTTCGCCCTCGTTCAGGATGGCATCGGTAGCGAACTTGAGATTCGCCTCAATGCGCTCCTTCTGATCGGGTGGGAACTTGCCCTGTTGGAGCAACTGAATGCTTGCAATACGGGATTCGCGGTAGTGTCCCGTCCAAAACGCCGCGATTGCAAACTCATCCAACATTGCCCAATCGTAGATTCCCTGCCCGACGAAAAGGGCACCTTCGGGGTATCTAACCTTTAGACCCTGCTTGGCGAACCGATAGCCCTGATCAAACCGTGAGAATGCACGGCAGAGACGGGCAGCAGCCCAAAGGCTCTCCGCTCTCCACGGAGCGACCTGATAAGCCTTGAAGTAAACCTGAATGATGTTGTCAACTGGCTTCTCCAAGATTTCCATGATACGACCCGCCTGATAGAGGCTGTAGAAGACCTCTTCATTCCAACCACCGAGATCTGCTCTCTTGAGATATGCCGCCAAAGCGGGTTCCCATTGCTGCGAGTCGCGGTACGACTGAGCAAGATAGAAGTGGTAACGATTGAAGTCCTTCTCTTCGACCTTGCCTGTGGCGAGAGCCGCTTCGAACTTCTCAGCATCCTTCTTGTACTTCTCAGGATCCGAGGAACGGGCACCGTCCTGAATCGGGGTGTTCATGAATCCACGGGCAAAGTCGCGGGTGCCGATTGGATCATGGCAGTCCACATACTCATGGAGAACACCACGGTAGTAGAACCGCTTCTTGTT